ATGCTGCATCTCCTGAATTATTAGAAGCAGGAAATCACGCATACTTTGTATCAGGTGATATCGCTGATGATTATATGGCTGCAACTTTAGAATCTTCTAACTTTGCTGCTGCAGGTTATGGTGCTATGGTTAATGGTGTTCCTCAACTTACTTATAGAGGTATTCCTTTAATTGTTCGTAGAGATTGGGATGTGGCTATCGCTGCTAATGTTGCAAACATTAACGGTGCTTCTAACGCTGCTGAAACTCACAGAGCTATGTTGACTACTAAAGACGCTTTCGTTGTTGCAACTGACTTCAATGAAAATTCTGTAGAGCAATGGTATTCTAACGATAACAAAGAGTATCGTTTCAGAGTAGCTTACTCTATTGGAGTTGCATTAAAAGATGCTAAATTAGCTGTGTATTACACACCTGATAATATGGCATAATAATTTAGGGGGATGGAATACTCCCCCTAATAATTTTTAACACAATAAAACCAAAATAAAATGGCAATAGAAAAAATTAGCGTTATTCACTCTGACTTGGAAAGGAGAGGTGGTCTTAAGCACTTGGGTGTTTGCTTGTTTTCTGATATTAGTTCTGTAGCATTTGATACAACATCAAATCACACTATTACTACTATTACAGAAGCAAATGTTAAGTTATTTGAACTTAAGCAAGGCACAGGCTCACTTACTAGCTCAGGAACAAAAGAGGGTGGAACAATTATGTTCGAACACACTATTTCTGCTTATATACCAAATATGTCTGATGCACATATGTCTGCTATTGATACTTTAAGTAATGAAAACCTTGTTGTTTTTGCTACTGACTTCAATGATGTAACTTATGTTGTTGGTCTTTCTAGCAAGTATTCTCTTACAGGAGATATTTCTAATGACCAAATGTATGCTAGACTATCAGGTGTTGAGGCTGCAACAGGTGCTGCTTTAGGTGATGAAAATGGAGTAACATTAACATTTACAGCTATGTCAGGTGAGTTACCATACTTACTTACTCCTGCTGTAACTATTGATGCTTCTGCAGGGTCGTTCTCTATAGCATAATTATAGTAACAAAGATACAAGTTGGGGGCAAACGCCCCTAGCTATGTATTTTTTTAATATATTGCAATATGTATAAAGCAAAAGTAAAAAAAGGTGAGGCTCGTTTCAATAATATGAAAGGCTTTATGTGGGCAGATGCTACACAAGAAGAACTTAAAAAAGCCTATGAACTTGGTCACACAAAACATATAGAATTTGTAGAAGATGCAGCACCAAAGAAAACAAAAGGTAAAAAGAAGTCAAGTAAAGACAGTTCAGACAAAGAGTAGTTTTAATACTAAATATGCTTTCGTCAACATTAGCACACCTAATGTAGATAGGGAGGTAAAGCAGATAGATAGGGTAAGAGAAGAATATATACCTTTTGGTAAAGACAATCTTTTCCCACAATATCTTGCTGACTTAAAAAGACACTCGTCAACTCATCGTTCTGTTTTAGCACAAAAAACAACCTTTACAACAGGTAGTGGCTTCAAGACAGAAAACGATAGGTTAGCAGAGTTTATATCTGATGTTAATGCAAATGGAGAATCTTTAAAAGATTGTTTCAAAAAACTAGCAGATGATTACTACACTTACGGAAATGCCTACTTGGAAGGTGTTGTATATGAAGGTGGTATAAACTTTTATCATAAAGATGCTGCTACAGCAAGGGTTAGCAAAAACAAGAAAAGTATTTGCTTTCATCCTGATTGGGATAATTACACAAGGTCACCTGAAAAAAAGCAGGTTATTCCTATATATCCTAATATGTCTAATAGTAGTTTTGTAATACATTACAAGGACTACGAAAGCACATTTAACTTTTACGGTTTGCCTGACTATGTTGCTGCATTAGAGCACATTGCAATAGATTACGAGATTGGTAAATTCAATCACACAAATTTTAAAAATGGATTTAGTCCTTCTGCTATTGTAACTGTAAACGGTGACTTTGGCGAGGCTGAAGCAGAAAAGTTTGTTGAAACTGCTAAAGACACATTAACAGGTAGTGGCAACAACTCAAAGATATTATTTTTGGTTAAGAACGCTGACGAAAGTCGTGGAACTGATGTTCAGATTCTTAACAACAAAGAGGATGGTGACTTTTTAGATTTACAAAAGTTAACTGACCAAAATATAATTACTGCTCACAGATGGCAACCTGCCTTAAGTGGTATTGTTTCTTCAGGAAAGATGAACAATACAGGTAGTGAAATTAGAATTGCTTATGAATTAGCAATGTCAACTGTAATTAAAGATACTACTAACATATTGTTAGAGCCAATAAAAAGGGTAATAAACAAAGAGTTGGCTATTGATACAGAGGATTTGACTGTAATTTATGAGCCACCTATATCTTTCCTTTCTGATATAGACCCAAAACAAGTTCTTACTATTAACGAGCAAAGAGCTATGCTACACAAAGACTTGGGTAAATTAGATGATGGAGATATGTTACTAGCTGATAGACAGCTAATTAGAGTTGAAAAAGAAGAAACTATAACAAGGAACTAATATGGCTAATGTAAGAAACCTAAATAATTTTGTTACTGCTTCTGAAGTGGTGCAAAACTCTTTTACCAATCAAGCAACAGATACAGCTTTGATTAGTGATAGTATTTTAGATATTGCAGAGTTAGCACACATAAAGCCTGAACTTGGTCTTGACTTTTATGAAGAACTAAAAACACAAAATCACAACTCATCATTAACGACAGATAATCAAACATTAGTAACAGACTTTTTAAAACCTGCACTTTGTTGGTTTGTTAGGTTTGAAGTTATGAATGAGATACAATATAATACAACATCTGCAGGACTTGTTACTAATATATCAGAGTTTAGCAACCCTGTAAATGTAGAGCAGTTCAATCAGATGAAGCAAGACACATACAGAAAGGCAAAGGTAATGCTAGATGATATGGTTGCTTATATACAGCACGAAGACCAATCAGGTAAATATCCTTTATTTGGTCACGATGGAGATTCGTCAATGCCTGATGTTGACCACGCTACAAAACTTAACGGAATAATATTTTACTAATGGCTACTAACTTCCCAAAAAAAGGTGATGATAAAAAGATTACTTTGCGTAACAGCGAAGAAAAGCAGTTTCCTTATGAGTTTGCAAAGAACTTAAAAGAACAGCAGCCAAAGATATGGAAGGCAGGTGGTAACATTCGTGGTAATGAAGCGTTTATGCTTTGGGGTAGAGCAAGAAAAGGAGAAGATACTGAATCTATAAGAGCTTGGATAAAAGAAAGAGAGAGTTGGGCAAAGCGTCATTTTAGAGATGGTCAAAAGTTCAAAGGTGATACAGAGCCAAACCTATCAAATGTAGCAGGTGTAGTAGCACAAATTAAGTGGGGTGTTATTGGAAATCTTGGTGTTCAGGGTATGAAAGATGTTATACTTGAGTTAACAAAAAAATTAGAAGGAAGAAAAGATAATATGAAAAATGTTAGTCCTACAGTTAAGAAAGGTTTAGAGGGTAAAGTAGAAAAGCACAATGAAGATGTAAAAGACCTCAAAGTTGATTGGAATCCAAAGGTAACTTACAAGAAGTTGGAGAAAGTATTTGACAGGGGTGTCGGTGCTTACAGAACAAATAGACAATCGGTAAGACCCAATGTAAAATCTGAAGAACAATGGGCGTATGCAAGAGTGAACTCTTTTCTTTTTGTGATGCGTAAAGGTCGTTTTCAGGGTGGTATACACGATACTGATTTGCTTCCTGAAAAGCACCCAATGAAAAAGGCTATGAAAGAAACAGATAATGCAAGAAGAAATCCAAATTGTCCTGATGGTTATGAACATCAAATGCCTGATGGCTCTTGGATGTGTGGAAAAAGACACGGAGGTGGTGGCTACAGAAGTGAAGTAGATGAAAAAGAATTGATTAAGTTTCTTAACATAATGAAAGAGGAATTGATAACAGAAATTAAAATAATTAAAAAAGATAAATAATGGCTTCAACAATAACATCAGCTACACTTACGGTTACCATACAAGAATCAATAACTCTTGGTGGAACTCAATTTGGTGGCACTAAACAATTAGAAATAACAGGTATCAATGAGGCTTACAAAAGAATAGTAAAATGTGCTAATAGTCAAACTACAACTATTGCAACATTTAATGGTAACGCTTTTGCTTCAGACAACGCTATAGACACAGAAGATGCAAAATACATTAGAGTTACAAATCTTGATGATGCTAATTCTGTAGAACTAGCTATTGTGGGTGCTGCAACATTATATCAGGTTAGGCTAAACGCAGGTGAATCACACATTCTAGGAAGTCCTGATGACCTTATGTTAGCAGAAGCAGACACAAGTCCTTCTTTTGGAACAATGGCTGATATAGCAAGTATTCAGGTAAATCCTGCAGGTAATGATGTAGATGTAGAAATTTTAGTAGCTTCAGTATAATATGGCAAATAATTTACATAGCAGTTTAGATGATAGTCAGTTGCATGTCCCAAAGGGTTTTACTGATGCTGCAAACAACACATATCTAACCAAAAATTCAGGTGGCTCTTTAGTTTGGGCAGGTAATAAGACAAGGCATTATATATCAACAGGTGGATATCATAGTAGTGGTGGTGATGCAGGAACTTATTATGCAAAGAATTTTTCTGCAGATTATCATAACCTAAACGCACAGGTTGACCCTTTAGATGCTACAAATAATAGCGTAAATGTTGGTATGAAGTGGGCACATGTTCATTCTGAATTTATTTGTTGTAATTCAGGAACAATAACAAAATGGGTGTGTATGCACGGTGGCTCTGCAAGTGCAGATTGGGATTTAGAATTGTATAAGCTTTCTGTAACTTCAGGAACAGGTGCTAATGTAAATCCTGTAAAATTGGGAGAAACCTTAAACTTAACAAATAATGCTAATGGTAATTTATTTACAACTAAAGTAGAAATGGGATTGACAGGAACATTGACTTTTGCTGATGGTGATGTTCTTATACAAGTATTAAGAAAACAAACAGCAGGAACTAAAACTATTTGGTGGAACGGAACATTAGAATTAACTTTTGATTATTAAGATATGAAAACTTTACTTGCTCAAAACGCAGATGTATTAGGATTAAATAGCGTAACTCTTTTTATCTCTCTTACAGAGGTTGAGCAAGTGTTACAAATTTTGTTGTTATGTATATCAATTATATATACCGCACAAAGATTTATAGACTACAAGAATGGCAAGAAAGATAGTAAGTAGTTATATTGAAAAGCCTAAAGTAAAACGAAGAAAGCACTCTAAAAACGCTTCTAAAGGACAAACAGGCTACAAAAAGAAATATAGAGGTCAAGGCAGATGATACAAAAAGATTTGACATTATCTGTAGGTAACATTATTTGGATTGTAGGTATCATATTTACAATGGGTATAGCTTACAGTCAAATAGCACAACTTGATGAAGATATAATTGTTCTTGAAAAACGACTCGAAAAAAAAATTAAAATAATTAACGAGTGTGAAGATAGAATAGTAGAACTAGAAAAAGAATTAGCAACAATTAAAACCTGTAAAAATGATTAAAAAAATAAAAGCAGTAGCGTGTATGTTTTTATACTTTGTTACATTCAAAAAAGTTTGTTTTGGAACTTGTAAATACTGCAAACTATAATGGAGCAGATTTTAAAACTTATAGAAGGTTATGGTCTTCCTTTAGTTTTATTATTGGGAGCTCTCTATGCTTTATACCGTTTTCTCGTTTTTTCGCTTTATGAGGTTAAAAATCAATTTTCGCGTCATCACGAAAGAGCTGCAGATAATATAGAAGAAATGAAAAAAAAGATAGATATTATCTTAGAGTTTATTAAGAAAAATAGCTAGTATGGATTTAGTTGTATTAAGAATTAGTAGTGAGTCAGATTGCACAAATGGACTTCTATTTGAAAAAACCGAAAGCTTTGGACTTCGGTTTTTATGTTATACACTAGAAGATGAAAGAAGAGCATTAAAGATAAAAGGAGAAACAAGAGTTCCTGCAGGTATATACGAAATAAAATTAAGAACAGAAGGTGGTTTTCATGCTAAATACAAAAAAAGATTTGCTCCAATACATAAAGGGATGCTACACGTTATTGACGTGCCGAATTTTAAATGGGTACTTATACAT